CATGAAGAACTACATAGTAAAGGATAGATGTGCTTTAGATAATGGCTTTATTCTTGATTTTTAATGATTTGTTGTATTTTTGTTGTAAGAAAATTATAACTCCATTAGTAGCTCAATTATTTTATCCTTATCTTTATTTTCTAGCTCTTTTATAATATGGATATAGGTTTGCTGTGTGATAGCCACACTTGCGTGTCCTAGGCGTTTTGAAACAGTCATGATATCAACTCCATGATAGAGGAGAACAGAAGCATGAGTATGCCTTAAACCGTGTACAGTAAGTGGAGTAGAAATATTTAGTTTTTTCAATGCATGATCTAATGTATTTTGCAAAGCTGAGAGAGTTATTATTTTTCTATAAGGATGATAACAAACAAAGTCATGTATCGGTTTTATACCCAAGCTTTCAAATAATGTTTTTTGCTGTTCTCTAAAATCTTTTAGCAATTGCATACTTTCATCATCTATAACAATATCTCTTATTCCAGCATCTGTTTTGGGCTTTTTGAAACCACCTACTTTATTTCTGTAATTCCAAGTTCTGCGACACTTGATAGTGTTATTATTAAAATCAATATCATCCCAGACTAAGCCAAAAGCTTCACTGGCTCTCATGCTAGTAATTGAAATTATAAACAGCATAGTGGGAGATGAATAGTTTGGATTAAGCCTATTTCTGAAATAATCAACTAATTGCTTGTATTCATCAAAATTTACAAACTTGTCTTGCTCGGCTTTATCATTTCCATTACCTTTAACTACTGCACGAGTGGTAAAATCTTTTTGCAGTCGTCCCTCTTCAATGAGTGGTTGAATAGATGCTCTAACTCTAGTATGAAACCCTTTTGTAGATGCTTTGGCGTGTGTTTCAGCAAATTTATTTAGCGCTCTTTGATAAGAAGATGCTGTTATTTCGGAAATTAAAACATTTGGCATATAGGTTTTTAAATATTTTAACGTTTGCTCATAACCTTTATAAGTCATTTCATCAATTGCATTTTTCTTATAAAGTTCCATCCAGTCTTTAAAATATTCGGAAATTTCTTGCTTAATGGGGTCAACAATAAATCCTTTTTTTAGTTTGCTTTCAATATCCATTGCTTCAGCTTGTGCATCGGACTTTGTAGAAAAACCACCCTTTGTTAGACGAGGAAGTCCTTGTTTTGTTCTTGATATTGAATACTGCCAAGTTTTACCACGCTTTTGATATGTAGCCATATTTGCTTTTTATACCTCATTTCTGATAAAATGGTATAGTAAAAAGCTTGTTAAAAGCCTTTATACTATTTTATAGTTTAAATCCGCCCCTTGTCGTCAAACTTGAGCGGATTTTTTTGTTTATTTAACTACACCATTATTGAAATCTAAATACATTACCCAGCCGTCAGACATCATTACACCATCGCCTTTAGCTTGGAAAGTATAAGTTTGACCAGAAGTAAGTTGTTTTGCCATCTCATCATTCACATTGACTTTTGCTTTTGTATCTTGAAATTGGTTATCAGTGAAATTGCCAGCTTCAATTGTTACATCTGTACCTTTAAATGGATTAGCAGTAACGGACGATACTTTACCTTGAAATTCAAGTAATTTACCTTTATATTTATCATCAGCTGCCGCTCCGTTAGATACATAATCCTTATTCATTTGTTCAAAAGAAATGGGGGTTGCTGTTTCTTTTTTAGGTTCAGCTGTTTTAATTTTAGAACTTGAGGATGTAGAAGTTGATGTTCCACTTTTGCCTTTGCCTCCTCCTCCAAGTGCGCTACCAATAACCGCTACTACGATTACTACAACAATCCAAAACCATATTCTTTTATAAATTGGTTTTTTAGCTTTAGGAGTTTTTCCATTTTTCATAATGTTTATATTTCCTAACCTAGCTTTTAACGAGAATCAAGACATTGCTCGTATATTTAATTATAAATCAATTTCTACTTTGACAGCTTGCCCAATCACAGCTGCTGGATTGTCTTGTGTAGCAAATTGGTCTTTAAATTCTTTGTTGATTGATACAAGTCTCAAGCAATCTATTTCGTGATAAACTTTTTTTAATGTTGCCTGACAATCATCTTGGAAAAGAACAGCTCCAATAGTACCGTCGCTCACATCAGGAACAGCTTCAATTAAAACATAAGCTCCATATGGAATTTTCGGTTCCATGCTATGCCCATCAACCATTAACCAATAGTAATCACGAGCAGAAGATAAGAAGTGCGCAGGTACTGGTCTTGTACCGTCGAAGTTTTCTACTGCATCAAGAGGAAGTCCGGCCGCTATCCTACCAAGAATAGGAACATCTACCATATCTTCATCAGGTTCATATTCCATAGTGTTTGAAGGCATAATGAAGTTTTCTAAAATCTTTCTACTTATATATGGTGGCAAATCATCAGGTATCTTATTAATTGGAATCACTTTAGATTCTTTTTTCTTTTCTTGGTTTTGCTCATCTAATTGATTGGTTGCAGTGTTTAAAACAATTTTCTGTCTTGGCTCTTCAAGCTGTGAACTTATTTTATTTATTTCGGATAGAATAGAAGAAACATTCATCCTTGTTGAATCGGTTTGAGGGAAGAAGTCGTCAATTGCAACATCAAATACTTCTGAAAGTTTTATCAGTTGAGGTTTCTTCGGAGAACGAATGCCTACCTCATAATTTGATATAGTAGTTTTTCCGACTCCTATTTTTTTAGCTAGTTCTTCTTGACTCAGACCAAAAGATTTTCGGTAGTCTTTAATTTTAGAACCTACATATTTATTGATTTGTTCAATTACCATAAACACATTATATAAGAAAAAACCACGTTTTGCAAACTTTTTTTGTCAAATGACGTTTTTTTCTTGACAAACCACGAAAAGTGGACTATAATTAACTCATAAAGTCAAACAAGCGAACAATCATGGAGCATTCAGTACGGCAGACGGAACGGGCTCAAATGACGGTACACGACGTATCCACCGCGACGTAAGTAGCAAGTTTGGCAAATAAAAAGCCCTAGAGGGGCAGAAAGGAGCCAGTATGGCAGTAGAAAAAGAGTTAATTGCTCTGCGAGCAGACGAAAAAATATCTCGAAAAGAAATGGCAGAACTTATTGGGACAACACCAGAAACTTATCGAAAAAAAGAACTCGGAGAAAGTGATTGGTGGGGGGCAGAAATGTTCTTGATTGCTTCCAAGTTCAATAAACGAATTGATGATATTTTTTTAGACAAAAAGTCCACTAAAAGTGGTTTAGAGAAAGCTAGTTAGAAAGGATTCAAAAATGAATCAATTAATTACAATCACACAAAACGAAAACAACGACCAAGTAGTAAGCGGTCGTGAACTACATGAATTTTTAGGAGTAAAAACTCGATATAATGACTGGTTTGAAGATATGGTCAAGTACGGGTTTACAGAGAACGTTGATTTTATAGGTTTTACTGAAAAAAGAGTAAAACCTCAAGGCGGTCGTCCAAGCGTTGACCATGCTCTTAAACTTGACATGGCAAAAGAAATTTCCATGATTCAGCGTAACGAAAAAGGGAAACAAGCCCGTCAATATTTCATTGAAGTTGAAAAAGAACTCAAACAACAGCTTTTACCGCAAACTCCTGAACAACAAATTGCATTACTCGCTCGAGGTAACGTGAACTTGAATAAAAAAGTCGAACGAATCGAAAATTCAGTTCTTGATTTGACTGACCGATTCGGGCTTCCATCAAATAAAGCTAAAGTTTTGCAAAAGAAAGTAGCAAGCAAAGTTTATATGTTTACTGGCGGTAAATACTCAAACGCTCATAAGAAATTAGGAGCTAAGGTGTTCAGAGAGTTTTATAAAGATTTGAACAATCGCTTCGATGTTGTGAAATATAGCGATATTCCATTAAGCCGTTATGATGAAGCAACAGAATATCTTGATATGTGGCAACCCTCGTTCAACACAACACTTGAAATTCGTGGATTAAACTCACAAACTAGCTTTGACTTTGAAGAATAGAGAGGAAAATCCATGGAACAAACACTTGAAGTACAAGCGACTATTTCAGTTTTAATTCCAGAAGATAAGATTCTTGTAGATAAAGTTGAATATCAAGAGCTTAAAGAAAAAGACTTTGACGGTTGGGTTGGTATGGATGTTTTTACAGAAAAATCAAACCGTAGTATTCCAACAGTTTCCAAAGTTTTAAGAAAACCTGATTTAAGAAAAAGAATATCAGTTGAAAACGGAGGTTGGGTATATTACCCAAATGGTAAAGGAGATAACTGGTCGTTTAGGTTTAAAGAAATGATGGATTTTATAAACAAAGAATTTTATCAAAAGTTTTCAGGAGGGAGTGGTCTATGACCTACACATACATAGTCAACCCAGAAACGGGCGAAATCCTGTTTGACCTGTTTCACGACTTAATCACACAGAACATACGAGCAATCAAGCTCATTGCTAAGAAATTAAATGCGGTGCTCCGCTAGAAAAGAGAGATTTTGAATAAAGAAATAGAAAAGTTAGCTAACAACTATAAAGAAATAATTAACAAAACATCAGATCTAGCTTTGAAGCAAAATGATGGTGATATAAGAAAAGCTCGCAAATGGCTAAAAGAGCAACTGTTTTATACAGCTGATAGGGCCACAAACGAGCTTATCAAATTATCAATAGATAATATTTTAGATTACTAGGGTGTTTCTTCTAACGAAACAATTGCTGAAGTTTTATAAGTATTTTTAAAATCTAGTCCGATAGCAAACCAGTCAGTACTACCAAAAAGTCCCATCAGCCCAATATGTTGATATGATGTTCCTAAATCTGGAGAGTCTATGTTAGAACCTGAAAAAACTCCTTCGGCATAATATCCATCAGGATCTTTATCTAATGAATTCCAAGCGCTTATTCTGGTTTCTTTAGAAATAACGATTGACTCACCATTAGAAAAATGTACTTTAACAGACATCAACTTTCCTCCTTTCCATAAAACTAAGCAAATACCGCAAATATCTGCTCACAGTAATTATAGCACTCGGAGGATTAAAACACATACATAGAAAGGAAATTAATGTACACACAAATTATGAATGGACGAGAAGTCCTAACAGTTCCAACAGTCATTGGATATAAGCATTATGACTTAGAAAAAAGAGAAGTAGTTGGAGAAGTTATTGAATCTACTTATCGAAGAAAAGACGGAACAATGTACATTATCCGCAGATCACGAACAGAACGAGAAAAAGCTGCTATGCTCAATTCGTGCTTGTCTGACTGGGGATATTAGTATGAGCAAACAACAAAAAAGCCCTGCATGGCACGCAGAGCAAGTAGGAAATTCGCCAAAACTTCTACTTAAATTATACCACGAATGCCTAAAAATTTGAAATGGAGAACATTAAATGACGGAAGAAAAAGAACCGTATAAAGTTAAAAATGATAGTGAACTGAACTGGGTACTTGGTAAATATAAAGAACATCAAATCCAATGTGATGAGTATGAAATTCAAGCTGAAGAATCAAGAAAAGCTATCGAAGAAAAATATAATGCCGAATTGTATGAAATTGAAATGCGCCGTTTAAAACTTCAAGCTGAAGAACAGAAAGAAATGGATTATTTCAAAGGACTGGCTGAACAATATTATTTAACTCTTGAGACGAAAAGTCCTAAGAAAACAATCAATGGTAGTGTTCGATTTTCAAAAAAAGAAAATGTCTCTTATGACGATAATTTGCTTTCAGAGCTTAAAGAAAAAGGGTTCGGCAAATTCATCACAGCTAAGACTAAAACAACCGAGAGTGTTGATAAAAAGGCACTCAAAGCATTTGTAAAAGATGGCGGTCAGCTCGTGTCAGAAGATGGAGAAATTGTTGAAGGATTCAAGTTTGATAAAACAGAAGAATTTACAGTGAAAGTTTGAGGTAAATTATGCCAGATAAAGATAATTCGGTTTTTGAACTGTTAAATTCGATAGATGTCAGTGACAAAGTCGAAAAAAAGAAATCAGGTAAAAATGAGCTAAGTTATCTTAGTTGGACATGGGCTTGGACTGAATTTAAAAAGAAATTTCCAAAAGCAACTTATGAAATCAAGAAGTTTGTTTCAAAAGATGGAAATGAGCTTCCATATATGTATGATAGCACGACTGGTTTTATGGTTTTTACATCAGTAACAGTGGATGATGTGACCCATGAAATGTGGTTGCCTGTCATGGATGGAGCAAACAAAGCCATGAAAGATAAGCCTTATAAATATATGACTAAATATAATGGTGAAAAATCAGTTGAACAAGCTTCAATGTTTGACGTAAATAAAACAATCATGCGTTGTTTGGTAAAAAATATAGCAATGTTTGGATTGGGGCTATATATCTATGCTGGAGAAGATTTACCAGAAGAACCACCTCAACCTCAATTAAGCGATGCTGAGTTAATTGAGAAATACTTAAAACAAAATCCAGAAAATAAACCTAATGTTGATGAATTTTTGAAAACAAAGTCGGAACACGAAGTTGCTGAAATGATGAAAGCATATATAGATTGGAGTAAATAATGATTAATAATGTTGTATTAGTAGGTCGCTTAACTCGTGACCCTGAACTTAGACATACACCACAGAACCAAGCAGTAGGTACATTTGGATTAGCTGTAAATCGCCAGTTTAAAAATGCGAATGGCGAACGTGAGGCTGATTTAATTAACTGCGTTATTTGGCGACAACAAGCCGAAAATTTAGCTAAGTTTGCTAAAAAAGGAGCTTTGATTGGAATAACTGGACGGATTCAAACAAGGAACTATGAGAACCAACAAGGACAAAAAGTTTATGTTACCGAAGTTGTTGCAGATACTTTCCAAATGCTAGAAAGCAATAAAACACAAGGTCAGCAAACAAGTAAACCGCAAGCTCAAAATAAAAAGCCACAAGCACCAGACCCTTTTAAAGCTCCTGCTGCTGATCCATTTGCTGGTGGTACTGAAATTTCAGATGATGACCTACCATTTTAATTAACAACCAGGTGCAGCGTGCGTAACAAATGCTTAAATTCGAGGGGATAGGCAATGCGCAACATCCCCCAGCCTTTAATTTGAAAAATAAAACTTGAAATAAATATAGAAGAAAGGAGTATTTGTGGCACAAAGAAGAATGTTCAGCAAAGAAGTAACAACGAGTGATTTATTCGTTGATATGCCGTCATCAAGTCAGCTTTTATACTTTCATTTAGGAATGGAAGCTGATGACGAAGGATTTATTGGTAATGCAAAAATGTTAAGCAGAGCATACGGTTCAAATAATGATGATTTGAAACTTTTGGAAGCTAAAGGATTTGTTATTGCATTTCCGAGTGGAGTCACAGTTGTTAAAGATTGGAATTTGAACAACAAAATAAGAAAAGATAGACAAAAACCAACGATATATACAGAAGAAAAAACACTGTTATCTCTTGATAGCAAAGGGTCTTATCTACTTGGCAACCAAGTGTCAACCATTCCGCAACCAAATGACAACCAAATGTCCGCACAGGATAGGATAGGAGAGGTTAGGTTAGGTAAGGATAGTATAGGTAAGGATAGTATAGACGCTTCGCAACCAAATGCCTTCCAAGAAAAAAGTTCAGGAGAAGATATAAACTCACTTCTTTCTGAATATCTTGATTCGTTTATTGAATTCTCTAGTAAAAATATTGCAAAAAGAGCAATGGCACAAGTTGAATTCATGAAACTCTCATCAGAAGAAAAGAAACAAGCAGTAATCGGAGCTAAGAATTACTTTGAATGGTACAAACAAGAAAATCCAGAAGATAAAACTAAAAAATTTAGTATAAATTCCTATGCGTTTTTAGAAAGTGCAACTTTCAAATCGTTCCAGCAAAAAGTAAAAGTTAAAAAAGAAACTCTCGGGGGTCTTATCTAATGGCTTTTGATACATGGAGAGATGACGGAGAGTTTGCTATCAAAGCAACTGATGTTTTAAAAAACTATCAAGAAGGTGGGGAACTTGGAGCCTGTGAAGTCCATGGTTGCAAGATTATCGGATCTAAGAAACCTGTGCTTTCTTATCCTAAGAATGAAAAAGGTGAAGTGATTGGAGAACCTTACTTATACGATGTAAGAGTTTGTCCCATGTGCCATGCTGAAGGAATAAAGACAGTTGCTACTAAAGCTGTCAATGACTTCTTAGGAGAATTCAAAGCTAAAAAAGGTATTGATTTGACTAAAAATGTCATTGTTAAATATGATTTCGCTGATGAATTAAGTGTTGTATCTTGTGACAATATGGTCAAGTGGATTGTTACCAATGTTGGCAGACAGAAAAAAGTAAAACGATTAAAGGTCAGAAAGTACATACAGATTGCTGAAAATAGATTTTCTAGTGATGAAGCAAGAGAAAAATATTTGAAGATATTACATGATATTGAAGAAGCAGAAATTCTGATTTTCGATTCATTGGCAGACTTCACATCGAATCAAGCTGAAAAAGCATTGACTCCTTTATTAAGCGCAAGTGATAACTGCTCAATTATTATACTAACAATTCCAGAAAGTGATGAAAGGCTTGAACAATTGCCAGCAAGATTGAAATTTAAACTCAATAATGCGCAAGTAATGAATTTCTCAAGTACAGGACAACAAAGATGAAGTTTGAAGTTTACAATGACCATTTCCAAAATTATAAACGATATCAAATACCTAAAGCACAGCTTGTAATAGCTGACATTCCTTATAACTTAGGGAAAAACGCTTATGCAAGCTCAAATGCTTGGTATATTGACGGTGATAATAAAAATGGCGAAAGCGAAAAAGCAAATACAGAATTTTTTGACACTGATAAAGATTTTAGAATCGCAGAATTTATGCACTTTTGCAATCGGATGTTAATCAAGGAGCCAAAAGAAAAAGGAAAAGCTCCAGCAATGATTGTATTCTGTGCCTTTCAACAAATACAAATGGTAATGGATTACGGTGAGAAATACGGCTTCAAACACGCTTATCCGCTAGTTTTTATAAAAGATTATAGCGCTCAAGTTCTCAAAGCGAATATGAAAATTGTAGGAGCTACTGAATATGCTGTGGTTTTATACCGTGATAAATTACCAAAATTCAACAATAATGGTGAAATGATTTTCAACTGGATGCCTTGGGGGAGAGATAACAAGACAATCCCCAAAATTCACCCTACGCAAAAGCCACAGTCTGTTTTGAAAAGATTAATTGAAATCTTTACTGACAAGGGAGATACAATTATTGACCCTTGCATGGGGAGCGGTTCAACAATTAGGGCATCGATTGAACTTGGAAGAAATGCTTATGGCTTTGAGATTAAGAAAGATTTTTATAATTTAGCAAAAGAAAAAATGCTCAAAGAATATGAGGTGTCGCTCTTTGAAATTTAAGTTTGAATTGGATAAAATGCCGACTACTCAGCAGCAAAAAGGCATTAAAAAAGTGAAGGATAAACTTCAATTCTATGATCGTAGAGGAACAAATAATTACAGTCTTAAAGCTCAACTCATGAAAAATAAACCAAAAGAGTGCTTTGAAAAAAACGTTCCTTTAAAGCTATCAGTTACTTTCTTCTATGCTATCAAGCAAAAAAAGCGTTGGTGGCAATGGAAAACAAGCAGACCTGACTTAGACAATCTTATGAAGAACTTACAAGATTATATGACTAAGTTGCGTTATTACAGTGACGACAGCCAGATTGTATGGCTTGAAGCTAAAAAGGTTAATGACGAGAAAAACAGAATAGAAATTGAAATTACAGAGGTATAAACCATGGTTAAAACAAATTTTGACACTTTGAAAAAGCTGCAGGGATTGGCAATAAATAATAATTTCAACGTTAACCACAAAGAATTATCTGTGAAAATTAGCGGTCGAACTAAGCACAATCACGAACTTTCTCAGCTTTATTTGGATATTTGCAATAAATACAACCATTCAAAGCAAATGAAGTGGGGAGAATTATACAAAATACTTAAAGAATTGACCAAAGATAAACAAATAGAACTGTAATAGCTCTAATTCATGAAAATTACGGTTACATTGAGCGCTTAAACTGTTTCATGGATAATTTATCACGAACAAGCTAAAAGCGCTTAGAAGCTAAAATATGAGGCTTTAATTATGGGATATTACGACACAAAAAACGAAGCTAGGCGAATCAGTAAACTTGCTAGTCAAAATATATCGAGTGAGCAAAACAAAAAAGAATTTGAATTAGATAGCCAAAGCAAGTTTAATCAGGAAATGCAAGCTGAGTTTCACGAAAGAATTAAAAAATTAGGAGAAAAAAATGGTAGTTAAAGTCTTTGATGCTTATATTGAAGGCGAAAAAAAAGCAACCGGAACAATTGACGAGATAGCCGATTACTTTGATGTTTCCCGCAACTCTATCTCATTATGGATAAAGAATGGGAAAGACCCTAAAAAAGCTAACCCTAAATATAAGCACGCTATTTTAAATAAAGAAAAAACTAAAGAGCTTATGGAACAAAAGAAAAAAGAAGAGCGCAAACTTCCCGCTTCTGTTTATGATTATTATGACAAAGGGGAATTCATAATGACAGGAACTGCTCGAGAAATTTCTCAATTTTTAAAGATTGGCAAACATAACGTATATTCATATATCCAAGTTGGTAAGTACGCTTTTGATTACAGAAAAACAAGAAAACATGCGATTTTAAACGAAGCAGAAACTAGAAAAAGATTTCCATTGCTTTCAGTCTCATCAGAAGAAGAATTTATTGAAACAAAAGAAGAAGAGCGAAGAAAACACGAAACAAAAGAAGAACGTAGGTTGCGAAGAAATATCAGAGCGCAAATGGCAATCGAAAACTCAAGAAAAGAAGAATTAGGATTATAGGAGCAGCTAGATGATACCAAAATTAAGAGCTTGGGATAAACAAGATGAGCGTATGAGTTATGGAGAGGTTGAATATTTCGACGATAGCATTAATTATCGTTTTGACCATTTCTGTACTGGCGCTGATGAAGACGTTGAATTCATGCAGTCAACAGGAATAAAAGATAAAAATGGCGTTGAAATTTATGAAGGTGACATTTTAAAACTGCATGCTATATTCTTAGCTCCTGATGACAAAATCGGTTATCTTGAATATTCTCCAAAATATGGATATTCAATTATTTGTGAAGGAAATCGGTTATATCGGCAAGAATACTGGGCGAGTACAAATAAATTGAATTATGAAGTCATCGGTAATATCTATGAGAACCCTGAATTATTAAGAGAGGACACGAAAAATGACTAAAGAAATGAAAAGACCGATTAGCAATATCACTCAAGATAGTATCAAGCCTTTACTAAGCAATGCCGTAGAGTTTTATACTAACAAAAATAGGGAAGCTCACAAGTGTATTCAAGAACGAGATGAATATATCAATTATCTTGAAAGTAAACTAAGTAACGCAAAACCACAGCAAGCCCTGCCAGTCGTGCCTGAGTTCATTGGTAAGTTAATCAATACCTTTGGTACCCCTGAAGATGGAAAGCATATTAACTATACAGCAAGCTATCCTGTACATCAAAAGGAATTAGATTGGATTGACAATCATCAAAAAACGTGGCTAACTGCTCTGCTCTTTGGCTACGCAGTCGAAAAACCGCAGCTGTTCTATATTGCATTGCCAAACAGTACTGCTGTTTTACAAAAAGATGGAGAATTAAACTCTTTTGCGGATACAGTTTATAAAAGATATTTAATTGAAAATGCAATGACTGAGCAAGAAATCAAGTCAATTGATGAGCGTTACTGGCAGTTTGCTGTGCCTGTGGAGGACGGAGAATGACAAGAAAATTTAAAAAACTAAACGAAAATGCGACTATTCCAGAACGAGCGACAAAACATAGCGCAGGATATGACATTTCAGCAAGTGAAACAGTTACGATTCAACCTGATGAAATTAAAATGGTAAGTACAGGTCTAGCTGTTCAACTCGGTGATGATGAAGTATTGAAATTATACGACCGTTCAAGTAATCCAGTTAAGCGTGGCATTGCATTGATTAATTCAGTAGGAATTATCGATTCAGATTACTATCCGCAAGAATTTAAAGGCTTATTTATGAACATCTCAAAAGAGCCTGTAACCATTTCTAAAGGTCAAAGAATAATGCAAGGGGTATTTGTCAAATACCTTACAACAGACGATGACAACGCAAATGGAAAGCGTACAGGTGGTTTTGGCTCAACTGGGGAGGTGTGAGGATGAGTTATTTTATGAGTTGCCAAAAATGTGGCAAAGAAACAATAGGAAGATATGCAACTGAAGATAGTTTGTGTGGTGAGTGCATTTCGGACATCGACAAACTTTCGGTTGAAAAACTCCAAGAACAGCTTGACACTGCGAAAAAGGCACTGACAGAAATAGCTGGTGGTCATACAGTTGAAGACGCAATATTTAATCATCAACTTATTGCGAGTAAAGCACTCGCAGCGATTGGAGGGGATGATGAATAAACTGTTTTGTATGCACAGTCATAGACAAATGGGCGGAAAAATACATTTGCAAAAATACATTTGCGCTGATTGTGGGAAAGCGTTTTATGTTCGATACACCGAACAAGAGGAACCTATTTCAAATAAAGAAGCCATGAAGCTTTTGAAATACCTTGAAGGGAGCGGCGATGAGTGAATTAGAAAAAACAGCACCAAAATAACACAAAAAAGCCCACTGCAATGGGCTTCGGCATGATTATATCTAATACTATTATACCACAAAAGGAGAATTTGATGAATGGCAGATAAGTTAGATAGAATTATTGGAGATTACGTTAATGGCAGACTTGAAGCCAGAATAAAATCAATTGAGAGCAGATATCTTTATAAACAAAAAGTAGATAACTTAGGTATTCGTACGGCTTATTCTGGCGGTTCGGAACCTGAAAGTCATGTTTTAAATAAAGAAGCACTTGAAAATGATGAGGAATTAATCAGATTAAGAGAATTGATAAGACAAATCGACATCTGGTATCTACCTTTGATTCAAGTTGAAAAGGAGGTAATAAGACTAAAATGCGAAGGATATAATGGCAGATACTGGTATCAAGTAATGCAAGAATTGGATGTTCAAGGATTTGAAGTTCCACAGAAGAAAGCTAAAGCTGCTTATTATAAATTTAGGAATGACATCTATTCTTTTGTTATTCACTTAATTTGAGAGGGACAAAATGGGCAAAAAAAGAATCGAAATTGCCTAAAATTGGCACCTCAACCCTTGTTTTTGCTGATATACTTGTATTATGAAGTTATCAGCGAAAGCAAACAAAATGTAATTCGTTCGGTTGAATATACTTCTAAGCAAGTCATTGCTCGAACCAGTGACTTGCTATTAAACGTTTATAGCTAAGTGATAGCTAATGTTAATAAACAGCTTAGTGGGTAAGCAAGGGATAGAAACGACTTCGCTAATAGAAGTTATAGAGTTCGTGGCTCTATCTTGCTATTCGATTGCATTGCTTAATACCGGTGCATGGAAAAATATTTAAATTATTTATTAGTCAGTTTACGCTGGCTATTTTTGATATACTATACTTGATTAAATTTCAAGGAGAGTATGTTATGAACAAAGAGATTAAAGAAGGTTTTGTTGAAGGGTTAATAGAAACTGGAAAAGATTTTGCCAAAGAACAGTTAGGGGAGTTGATCCCTAAAGTAGTTTCTGAAAGCTCTTTGCAATTCGGACTAGAAGTGGTAGGAGGCACGGCTATAGAAATGGTTCCATTTGTAGGACATATAGCATCAAGCTATTTCACAAAAAGAAAAATAAAAAATGAGCATGAATTTATATCTGAAATTGCAAAGCGAGTAGAAGATATTGAAAAAAATATGTCTAGCAAAACGATTGAACAAAAAGAAATTTTAGACGATTTAGCTGTTTATGCTTATGAGAAGGCTATTCAAACAAATCAAGAAGAAAAAATTTCATATATTGTCAATGGTTTTGTAAACATGACAAAGATTGATACTGTATCCGAAGATATAGCATACATTTATTATGATACATTGGAACAGTTAACCATCTTAGATATAAGTGTTCTCAAACTCTATGGAAAAGCTTATCTTGAAATAGATTCGGCAGCTAATTATTCAGAGATACTCGAACAGTTTGGGATAGAATATCATCAATATGATGCAGTAAGAAAGAATCTCCAAAGAATTTCCTTATTGGAAGACTCGGAAGAAGAAAAATTTGATAAGCATTTTAAGGATTTTGTGAAAGTATTCAATGGTAATATGAAACTTCTCGCTTCTTTTAAAAATCCCAGAAAGTTTGATACCAAAGAGTTTGGAAAACTAAAAGATATCAAAGAATATCGACCAAGAGAAAATCTAAGAATTTCAAAATTTGGTAAAGACTTTCTTAGATTCTTTGCTGAAGAGAATCAATAATACTATATGTGAAATTCATTTATATTACAGGTTGTCCATTGGGCAGCCTTTTATTGTTGGAAAGGAGGAGAAATGGCAAAAGCTAAATATGAAGAATGGATTTTAGAAGAAGGATTGCTCAAAATTCAAGGTTGGGCAAGAGACGGCTTAACAGAGGAGCAAATCGCTCATAATATGGGGATTGCCGTTTCAACTCTGGGTAATTGGAAAAAAAGCCATCTGGAGATTTTGGAGGCCCTAAAAAAGGGTAAAGAAGTTGTTGACATTCAAGTCGAAAATGCTTTGTTAAAACGTGCTTTAGGCTATGAATTTGTTGAAGTAACTAAAGAATTAACGGATGCTGGTTTATTGGTAACAAAAGAAGTTACTAAACAACAAGCACCAGATACAACTGCGGCAATTTTCTGGCTCAAGAACCGAAAGCCTAACGAATGGCGGGATAAAAGTCAAACGGAGCTGTCAGGAGGAATAAAGGTTTCAAATCCTTATGAAGGCTTGACGGAAGAAGAACTTAGAAAATTGGCAAATTTATAGCTATAAAGCTACCACATTTTTGATTCACTTTCAGATGCTAGTTTATATAGCAAAGGAGACAGAAAAGGCGTGCCTTTGATTGTAAGGAGTGCCAAAACAAAAACAACTACTGCGTATGGGTATCATTGGAACTATGTAGATTAGAAAGGAGGTGATGGAGTGCAAATTAATGAGACAATAGTTAAAGGAGCAAAGATTGAACTTGCAAAACGCAGATTCTTTTTTTATTGCAATTTAATCATGCCTAAATTTTACGAGGTGCACCGCGAATATTTAGTTCGCCTATGTGATGAGTTGCAAAAATTCTTAAACGATGACGAACATGACGTTCTGATTATTAATTTGCCTCCGTAGCTTAGACATGGTAAATCTCTCACGCTTGGTAAGTTTGTAGAGTGGGTGCTTGGTAATGACCACACGAAGAAAATAATGACTGGTTCATATAACGAAACTCTATCCACAGTCTTTTCTAAAAATGTTCGTAATACACTTCAGGAAGAAAAAGCAGATGAGAACAAAATCGTTTACTCTGATATTTTCGATGCTGCAATTAAGTATGGAGATGCTGCTAAAAATCTTTGGAGTTTGTCGGACGGCTATAATAACTATCTGGCAACCTCTCCAACAGGGACTGCAACAGGTTTTGGTGCTGACATTATTATCATTGATGATGTTATCAAGAATGCTGAGGAAGCCAACAATGCGACTGTCTTAGAAAAACATTGGGACTGGTTCGTAAATACAATGCTTTCACGTTTGGAATCAGGCGGAAAAATCATAATCAATATGACTCGTTGGCATAGCGAAGATTTGGCTGGACGTGCTTTGCGTGAACTGCCTAAGAATGGCTATCGAGTAAAGCATATTAATTTTAAAGCTTTCAATGAACAGACAAATGAAATGCTTTGTGATGACGTTCTGACTCTTGAAGATTATAAGCGCAAAGTAAAAACAATGGGGGCTGATATTGCCAGCGCCAACTACCAACAAGAACCGATTGATGTCAAAGGTCGGCTATATAGTGAATTTCAAACTTATAACGCTCGCTCAGAGTACAACAAGATTTGGAATTACTGCGATACAGCAGATACTGGTAAAGACTATCTCTGTTCGATTGTGTGGGGTGAGACCTCAGACGGATTTGCGGATGTGTTGGACATTATTTACACTCAAAAGCCGATGGAATACACAGAAAACGCGGTGGCCAATCAGTTAATTAATAACAGAGTGAATGCATCAAGAATCGAGCGCAACAATGGCGGTCGGTCTTTTGCTCGTTCTGTCAGGGATAAGATTCAAGGTAAAGTTGCTTGTGCTGTAGAAGATTTCTTCCAAGGAAATAATAAAGAAGCCCGAATTTATTCCAATAGTTATTGGATAGAACAGCACGTTCGATTTCCTAATGACTGGCGGACTCGTTTCCCAGAATACTATCAAGCAATGACAACTTATCAGCGTGAAGGTAAAAATAAACACGATGATGCGCCCGATGCAACAACCGGGATTGCTGAGACAATGAGTGGTAAGCGAATAAAAGCCGGATTAAAATCATTCAGAATATAAGGAGGACTATGATTGAATTTGAAACCAATAAAATTAATGACATATAGCAGAGATGAAGAAATCACTGATAAAGTTGTTAATGATTTTATGAAAAAACACCAAGAAGAAGTCGAGCGTTACGAATATCTTGGGAATATGTACAAGGGAATTATGGAAATTTCCAGTCAAAAAGCAAAAGATAGTTGGAAACCTGACAATCGTTTAACTAATAACTTCGCAAAATATATCGTTGATACTTTTGTTGGCTATTTTAACGGCATACCAATCAAGAAAACACACGATGATAAATCTGTGCTTGAGGCTATGCAGCTTTTTGATAACTTAAACGACATGGAAGACGAAGAAAGTGAACTTGCAAAAATTGCTTGTGTTTACGGTCGAGCTTATGAGCTGATGTATCAGAACGAAAGTACAGAAAGCGAAGTAATTTATTGTAGCCCGCTTAATGTTTTCATGGTATATGACGACAGCATTAAGCAAAAACCCCTATTCGCTGTGTATTATGGATTTGATGAAGAAGGTAATTTAAGCGGGACGGTTTATACACTATTAGAAACAATTTCAATAACTGGTAAAGCAGGCGAAGTTAAATTTGGCGAGAGTACTTATAACGTTTATTCTGATTTACCAATCGTTGAGTATAATTTCAACGAAGAAAGACAAAGTATTTTTGAACCAGTTCACTCACTAATTAATTCCTATAACAAGGTAACAAGTGAAAAAGCAAATGATGTTGAGTATTTTAGCGATCAATATTTAGTTTTCTTGGGTGCAGAAGTTGACGAAGAAGACGCTAAAAATATCAAAGATAACCGATTAATAAACTTCTTTGATAAAAATAGTAACGGGCAAGGCACCAATGCCGCAAAGGTAGATGTAAAATTCTTAGATAAGCCTGATAGCGATGTTCAGACAGAGAACTTACTCAATCGTTTGGAACGGTCGATATTTCAATTTACTATGGCTGCCAATATTTCAGATGAAAACTTCGGAAACTCTAGCGGTGTAGCTCTAGCTTATAAATTACAAGCAATGAGTAATTTAGCGTTATCATTTCAGCGTAAATTCCAAAGTGCTTTAAACAGACGATATTCTTTATGGTCTAGTCTTAGTACCAATGCTTCAAACAAAGACGCTTGGAAAGATATTGAGTACACTTTTACACGCAATGAGCCAAAAGACATTAAAGAGCAAGCTGAAACTGCTAATATTCTAAAAGGTATTACTAGTGAAGAAACAGCTTTGAGTGTCATCTCTGTTATCCCAGATGTCCAAGCTGAAATGGAAAAAATCAAAAAGAAGAAGCTTCTACAGCTATCTTTGACAAGGACAAGCAACCTAGTGAGAATGAAACAAATGAGGGGTAACCTATGAATTCATCTGATTACTGGAGAAAACGTGAGAAAGCTTGGCAAGAGCAACAAATCAAAGATGACACCAAACGCATGAAACAAATCATGGATAAGCTATTTGAAGCTCAAGAAGCCATTCAAAAAGAAATCAATGCCAACTGGCAGAACTTTGCGAATGGTCAAGGAATTTCTATCAGTGAAGCCATGAAACGTGCGGATAAAATGGATGTCAAAGCATTTGAAAATAAAGCCAAAAAGTATGTTAAAGAAAAAGACTTTTCGCACCAAGCAAATCAAGTGTTGAAACTTTATAACTTGACCATGAGAGTGAATCGTTTAGAACTTCTGAAAGCAAATATTGGTCTGGAGCTTATTTCTGTATTTGACGATTTGGACAAATATTTCTCAAAGAATTTGACTGGTGCAGCTCTCACAGAATTTGAAAGACAAGCAGGAATTCTTGGTTTAAGCGTTCCAAAGAAAGGCTATAACAGTCTAGTTGAATCAGTTCTTAACGGAAGTTATAAGGTCGAAGGATTTGCCAGTTTTTCTGACAAGATTTGGCAGTATCAATTTGAATTGAAAGCTGATATTGAAAAACTTCTCATTCGTTCAGTAACTGGTGGAATCAATCTGAAAGCACTAGCCCCACAACTTAAAAGGCTGATGACAGAAAAGGGAAAGCTCAACGCCACTTACAATGCTCAACGATTGCTAGTTTCAGAAACAACAAGAATTCAAACAGCTATTCAAGAAGAAAGCTATAAAAAAGCGGATATTGAAAGTTATGAATATATTGCTGAACCGTCAGCTTGTCCTATCTGTGGGGCATTGAATGGTAAAATTTTCAAGCTTAAAGATATGTCGCCTGGTATTAATGCACCAAACATGCATCCGTTTTGTAGATGTAGCACAGCACCGCATGTTGATGATAAAGGTTTCTGGGATGATTTACTTGATAGGAAAGTAATCAGTCAAGACGAATACAAGCAAGCTTTTGATGACAGGACAGAAGACGACAAAGCGATTGAAGAATTGCGCAATAAAAGAAAAGGATAAAATTCTACTTATGGTAAAATAATATTAACGAAAGCGAGGTTATAGATGGCTAAAGATGATTTCTTTTATATCTCTTATAAAATTTTGGCTTACCTTTATCATGCAATGAAAAAAGGAGAAAAAATTGATCCAGGAGTTTTTGATCCACAGAATTACAGAGTGAGCTATCCCTATCTGAATGATATTCTTGAGGAACTAAAAGAAAATGGCTATATTAAAGGTGTATCTTTTATTGAAACCAAAGACGGTAAGTTAATTACTGGGTTATCTGATATAAAAATTACTATTAAGGGTATTGAATATCTGGATGACAATAGCATGATGAAAAAAGCCTACAAAACACTCAAAGAGTTAAAAGACTGGATACCAGGAACTTAAAACAACTAAGCGTTTGTCACTGACAGGCGCTTTTCTTATGTCCGTTTCCGAACGTTGTGGACACTAAATAAAACACGAGAAAATCAGACTCCCAAGTCTTTAAATGCGAGTAGGAGGAACCAGAAATGGAACAAACAGAACTTTTACCCCTTAATTTGCAACTGTTCGCAGAAGAAGCAGCCGATGAGACGTCTGGAGCTGGTTCAGAAACTGAAACAGAAACGAATGAAGAAGAGCAACATGAACAATCAACTGACAATGACAAAATTGTCGAAAAGCTTCAAAAACGAATCGGTAAAGAACAAGCTGAAAAAAATGAAACAAAAACACAGCTTGACCAAGCGCTGGCTCGTATTGAAGAACTTGAAAATGGTGGCAAAAAGTCAGTTAAAGAAAAATCTGACGAAGAAAAATCTGCCGAACTTCAAAAAGCTAAAGACGATGAAATCGCAAGCCTTAAAGCACAAATCAAAATTTCAAACATTACCAGTCAAGCTGACGAAGTATTGAAAGAAAGTGGAATTCCTTTAAGTGCTGCTGAATTAGGATTGTTAGTTGATGTTGATGAAGAAAAAACTTACAGTAATGTAAAAACTTTCCTCAATTTACTTGATAATCAACGCTCACAGTGGGAAAAAGCACGAAACACAGGAACAACGCCTAAACGTGTTCCGGGTAATGTAATATCAGTCGATAAAGAAAAATTTGATTCGATGACTTATGCTGAAAAAGCTGAATTAGCAAAATCAAATCCAGATGAATTTAAAAAATTAACAGGAGGCTATTAAAATGTCAAAACAAAAAACAACACTTACAGACTTAGTAAATCCAGAGGTGCTTGCACCAATTGTTTCATACGAATTGAATAAAGCACTTCGGTTTGCACCCCTTGCACAAGTTGACACAACACTTCAAGGACAACCAGGTAATACTTTGAAATTCCCAGCATGGAGCTAAACCAATATGGTTCCTTACGCAGTAATGCGTAATAAAAAACCTCTTCTAATTGCTGGGAACCCCTAACGTAAAGACGAGGGCAATCAGCAGGTAAGACAAATTAAACATAATTACCTTTATGGTATTACTTTGATAAAAGTGGTATAATAGCATAAAGGGGATGAGTTCTCATGGGTAGAAAAGTATCAAATGAAGATTTTTTGAAAAGGTTAGAAATCACTAATAGCGACGTTGTTCCGTTAGAATCATATATAGCCATGATGGTTAAAATAAAAGTATCCTATAAATCTTGCGGTCACATCGAATATAAAGCGCCTGTAAAGCTATTAGCTGGACATGGGTGTGCACACAATAGCTGTAGAGGGAAGAAGCTATCTGATTCTAAAATAGCGGAAGCTGCAGAACGTAATATTAAGAGGTGCGAGGAAATCGGGATAACGTTATTGGAACCATACAAAGGCACAAAGATTGTTAAGACGAGAGTTCGCAACGAAAAATGTGGTCATGAGTATGAAGCTAACTTAGGGAATATTATCAATGGTAGCGGATGCCCTATATGCCACGGCATGAAAGATACGGATAGCTTCGCTGGACTTCTGAATGAAAAGTATCCTAGTCGTTATACCGTCATTGGTGAGTATGTTAATAACAGAACTCCTATAACGGTCAAACACAACGAGTGCGGTCATATATGGGATGTCATCCCGAAATCGGTGACTGTAAGCGAAACGTGTCCAAATTGTATACTTTCGAAGGGCGAAAGATATGTTAAGGGTTATCTTGAAAAGAATGGCGTAACATTTGAACCGCAATATCGGTTTTCTGATTGCAGGAACATTCTTCCTTTGCCTTTTGACTTTGCTATAAAAGTTGATGGCGAATTAAAGTTAATCGAGTTTGATGGAGCGCAACATTTTAGCAACTCGAGTAATAACTGGGGAGCTAAATTAGGAAAAGATACATTTGAATCGATTAGCAAACGCGATGAGATAAAAAACAAATATTGCAAAGATAATGCCATTCCTTTGTTACGCATACCCTACTGGTGGATAAGAAACGAAAGAGCTGAACGAGAACTCAGCAAATTTATATTTAATTTGTAAACTTCACCGACTATCGAAAGCACGATGATTAGTCACTAGCAAACGCTGGTGGATAATTTTATTGGAAGTGAGTAGAGTACGCTCAAGCGAGCGGAAATGGAGAGCTCCTTATTACAAGGATGAAGATATAGTCTAATCTGCATGGAAACATGCAGCAGTTCATAAGAGAACGGCATAAATCTAGCGAATTTATGTGAATATCCCAATGATATTGGGGATGCAGCTGATGTTGCAGAAGGCGGAGAAATTTCGTTAGATAAAATCGGAACTACTACTAAGTCAGTAACAATTAAAAAAGCTGCAAAAGGTACAGAAATCACGGATGAAGCCGCATTATCTGGTTATGGTGATCCAATTGGAGAATCTAATAAACAACTTGGGCTATCTCTTGCAAATAAAGTCGATGACGACTTATTGAAAGCAGCTAAGACTACCTCTCAAACTGTTTCTACTAAAGCAAACGTTGACGGGGTTCAAGCTGCATTGGATATCTTTAATGATGAGGATGCACAAGCCTATGTTCTTATCGTCAATCCTAAAGATGCGGCAAAAATTCGTAAAGATGCAAACGCAAAAAACATTGGTTCAGAAGTAGGAGCAAATGCTCTTATCAACGGAACTTACGCTGATGTTTTAGGCGCTCAAATTGTACGATCTAAAAAACTCGCTGAGGGTTCAGCTCTAATGTTCAAGATTGTTTCAAATAGCCCAGCTTTGAAATTAGTTTTAAAACGTGGAGTTCAGGTAGAAACTGACCGTGATATTGTTACTAAAACAACTGTAATTACTGCAGATGAACATTACGCAGCGTATCTCTATGATTTAACAAAAGTTGTTAATATCACATTTACGGGTGTATAATGGGGCGGCTACTAAGTCGCCACTTGCATAAATATAAAAACATAAATGCGACCAAGCAAGTGAAAAATGATGAACTAACGACGCTTACCGTTAATCAGCTAAAAGAGCTTCTTGAAACTAAAGGGATAGAATATACAAAAAACGATAAGAAAGAAGATTTGATTTCAAAATTAGGAGTTGCTTATGGCTATCACTTATGAAATAAAAAAGCTTTTAGGCGGTTCATCGGATGAGCGCTTGGAAATAATCGAAAAACGCACTCGTGAACGTTTATTGCTTATTCTTGGTTCTGACCTTAAAGAAGTACCACCAGAACTAGAATATGTTGTTTTGGATGTTTCCTTGAAGCGTTTTAATCGTATCGGTCAAGAAGGCATGCAGTCCTACTCACAAGAAGGATTAAGCATGACCTTTTCAGAATCTGATTTTGATGAGTATGCCGATGAAATTGAATCACGGCGAAAATCTAAAGAAACTGAGGGCGATAAGAAGATAGGGAGGTTCAGATTGTATTGAGATATTTAGATGAAGTTACTTTTATCAAAGGATCGCCTGACTCCCATTATGACCCTGATTTAGGCGAATGGGTTGAAAAAGAACCAACTCGAGCAGTATTTAGTGCAAATATCACTGATATTGGAACTGACAGAAGTGTAGAAGTTTTTGGAGATATTAAAAAAGGGGCAAAAGTCATGCGAATGATGCCCCTTTTTACTATGCCAGAATATGATTACATTGAGTTTGATAATAAAAAGTGGGCTTTAACAACATACCGCAATCCAAGCAAGAGAAACACTTTTATTTTGCAGGAGGTCAATTAATGAAAATAACTGGAATTGATGCCTTGCAAAAGAAATTGAGAAAAAATGCCACGCTTGATGATGTCAAACATGTTGTAAAAAGCAATACTGCAAGCATGAACAAGAATATGCAAAATCTTGCTCCAGTTGACACAGGTAATATGAAACGTTCAATAACCAGTGAATTTACAGACGGGGGTCTTTCAGGAACGACTGGACCTCATACTGATTATGCTGGATATGTAGAGTATGGGACGCGATTTCAATCTGCACAACCATTTGTAAAACCTGCGTTTAACATTCAGAAAAAAGTATTCACAAATGATTTAGAAAGGTTGACGAAATGATTAAAACTCGAGACCAATCTATTTTTGATGAATTGTTCAAACGAATACAAGCTTTGGGATATACCGTTTATGATTATAAGCCAATGAATGAAGTAGGCTATCCATTTGTTGAATTGGAGAATACTCAAACTATTCATGAAGCAAATAAAACGGATATTAAAGGCACAGTAAGTCTTTCATTATCTGTTTGGGGCTTACAGAAGAAGCGCAAGGAAGTATCTGATATGGCAAGCAATATATTTAATCAAGCATTGAATATAAGTGCCACAGATGGCTATTCTTGGGCTTTGAATTCACAAGCAAGTACCATTCAAATGCTGGACGATACAACAACACATACACCTCTTAAAAGAGCGTTGATTAACTTAGAATTTAGACTAAGATAGGAGATTTAATATGGCAGAATTAACAGCCAAACAGGGTAAAGATATTATCTTGCTCTATCGTTTGCTTAGTAAAGCAACAAAAGAAGCCGCTTGGAAACTTGCATTCCAAACAGAACACTCGAATGAAAAAACTCGAGATTACAACACTACAGCTACCAAAGATGGGACAATAGGTTCTCTTGCAGCAATTGAATACAGTTTGTCTGCCACATCTATTGCAGCAAATGGTGACCCACATCTTGACGAAATGGACAAAGCGTTTGATGATGGAGAAATTATTGAAGTGTGGGAAATTGATAAAGCTGAAAAAGGATCTGACGGAAAGTACAAAGCTAAATATCTTCGTGCTTATCTTACAAGTTTCTCTTATGAACCTAACTCAGAAGATGCGCTTGAATTGAGTTTAGAATTTGGAGTGTTTGGTAAACCTCAAAAGGGCCAAGCTACACTAACTGAAGAACAAGCTAATGTTGTTCAGTATGTCTTCAAAGATACTGTTGCGGGATAAAGCTGAAAATATTACTGACTCTGCCTGGAGTACAGTTGTAGAAGTGACAATTTAAATACTATAAACAAAAGGCTAGAGATTTGCTCTATTCTTTATTTTTTAAGGAGAAATCAAAATGGAATTAACAATTAAAGGTAAACAAGTTCATTTTAAATTCGGAGTAAAGTTTGTACGTGAACTAGATAAAAATTTAGTAATTGAACAGAATGGCGTATCTTTTGGTCTGGCACTTGCTGTTAAAATCATTCCTGAACTAGAAATGGCTAACATTGCAACTTTATCGAATGTATTATTTTTAGGAAATCGAACAGAAACGCCTAAACTTTCTCAAGGGGATATTGATGATTTTATTGATGAATGCGAAGATATTGAAAAATTATTTGATGATGTTTTGAAAGAAATTACTGAAAGCAATACGGGAAAGTTAATCAAAGCAAAAATGACCAAATAGCCGAAAAGTTTGAAAGTTCGGAGGACACTTATGAGTCAATGATGATTAGATTCTTACGGTGTTTCGGCATCCAAGACTTATCTGTATTTGAACGCATGACAATTCGAGAATATTCAATCCGTTCAATCGCCTTTCAGTTGAGAACTTTGGACGAAGAAGAATTCATTTATGAACAAGCATGGGCCAATTGGCAAGTTCAAGCAACGAAACAACAAGGTAAAAAGCCACTTTATCCAACATTTAAAAAATTCTTTGACAAGAAAAAACTAGAAAATGAAATTTTAGGAATCGAAAGCCCAGAGAATAAGTTTAAAAAGGATAACAAATTAATTGACCTCATGAAAAAAGCAAATAAGTAAGAAAGGAGGAAAATATGGAATCTTTTAGTGTACAAGCCTATTTGAAGGCTACCGATAATAATTTTGTTAGTACATTTAAAGACGCTGCTAAACAAGTTCAAAACTTCCAAAATAACACTAATAGTACGATGTCTACAGTAGGGCAAGTTTCTAAATCAACAGGTAAAAAGTTGAGTAAAGCAGTTACAGTTCCAATTATAGGAATTGGGGTTGCAGCCGCAAAAATAGGTGGTGATTTTGAATCTCAAATGAGCCGTGTTAAAGCCATTTCTGGTGCGACAGGTTCAAGTTTCGAAGAACTTAGACAACAAGCGATTGACTTAGGAGCAAAAACGGCATTTAGCGCAAAAGAGTCAGCTTCAGGCATGGAAAATTTAGCTTCTGCTGGTTTTAACGCCAAAGAAATAATGGAAGCAATGCCGGGACTTTTAGACTTAGCTGCTGTTTCTGGTGGTGATGTTGGATTGGCATCTGAAAATGCTGCTACCGCTTTAAGAGGATTTAATCTTGATGCTAGTCAATCTGGCCATGTAGCTAATGTTTTTGCAAAAGCTGCCGCAAATACCAATGCAGAAGTTGGAGATATGGGTGAAGCAATGAAATATATTGCCCCTGTTGCTAATTCTATGGGTTTATCAATTGAAGAAGTATCTGCAGCAATCGGTATAATGTCAGATGCAGGTATTAAAGGTTCTCAGGCTGGTACTTCACTTCGAGGAGCGCTTTCTAGATTAGCGAAGCCGACTGATGCAATGCAAGCAAAAATGGATGAACTTGGTCTATCATTTTATGATTCAGAAGGTAAAATGAAACCTTTGAAAGACCAAATTGGCATGTTAAAAGATGCCTTTAAAGGTTTAACGCCCGAGCAACAACAAAACGCTTTAGTCACATTATACGGACAAGAATCATTATCTGGAATGATAGCATTAATTGATAAAGGTCCAGATAAGCTAGGGAAACTAACTGAGTCTCTTAAAAATTCAGACGGTGCAGCTGACAAAATGGCTAAAACTATGCAGGATAATATGAACTCATCATTAGAACAAATGATGGGAGCACTTGAGTCAGCTGCAATAGTTGTTCAAAAGATTTTAGCTCCAGCAGTTAGGAAAGTTGCTGATTCAATTTCAGGATTAGTTGATAAATTTGTTTCTGCTCCTGAGCCTGTACAAAAAATGATAGTTACAATTGGGCTGATAGTAGCTGCAATTGGACCTTTATTGGTAATATTTGGGCAAGCTGTTCTTGTTCTACAAAGAGTAAAAGTCGGCTTTCTAGCCTTGCGTTCTGGACTTGCTCTAATAGGAGGAAGTTTTACTGCTATTTCTTTACCAGTTTTAGGAATAATCGCTGCCATAGCGGCTGTTATAGCTATAGGAATTTTAGTTTATAAAAATTGGGATAAAATTTCTAAATTCGGGAAAGAAGTATGGGCAAATGTGAAGAAATTTGCGTCCGATGCAGCCGAAGTAATCAAAGAAAAATGGGGAGATATTACCCAATGGTTCAGTGATACATGGAAAAGCATAAAAGAAGGCGCTAAAGGACTTTGGAATGGAACAATCCAAGGTGCTAAAGATGCCGTTGATAGTGTTAAAAATGCTTGGAATGGCATTAAGGAGTGGTTCGCTAATCTTTGGAAAGGTACAACAAGCGGGTTATCTAGCGCTTGGGATAGCGTTACAACAACCTTAGCTCCATTTGTTGAAACAATAAAAACAATCTTTCAACCAATGCTTGATTTCTTTAGCGGATTATGGGGGCAAGTCAAAACTATCTTTGGTTCCGCTTGGGAGATTATTAAGACGGTTGTTATGGGACCAGTTTTGTTACTCATTGATTTAATCACTGGGGACTTTAACCAATTCAAAGAAGATTTTGGAATGCTTTGGCAAACACTAGCAACAGCGATTCAAACAATAGTCCAAACTTTTGTGAATATCGTAGTTGGATTGTACAGTTCATTTTTCCAAACTGTAGTTAATATCTGGACAACAATTGTAAACACAATCCAAAGTCTTTGGGGAGCTTTCACAACATGGGTCGTTAATATGGCCAAGTCTATTGTTGACGGAATTGTTAATGGTTGGAATTCATTTAAGCAAGGTACCGTTGATTTATGGAACGCTACTATTCAATGGGTTAAGGATACATGGGCATCGTTTAAACAGTGGGTCGTTAATATGGCCAAGTCTATTGTTGACGGAATTGTTAATGGTTGGAATTCATTTAAGCAAGGTACCGTTGATTTATGGAACGCTACTATTCAATGGGTTAAGGATACATGGGCATCGTTTAAACAGTGGGTCGTTAATATGGCCAAGTCTATTGTTGACGGAATTGTTAATGGTTGGAATTCATTTAAGCAAGGTACCGTTGATTTATGGAACGCTACTATTCAATGGGTTAAGGATACATGGGCATCGTTTAAACAGTGGGTCGTTGATTCTGCCAATGCTATTGTGAATGGAGTCAAACAAGGTTGGAAAAACCTCAAACAAGGTACAATTGACTTGTGGAAAGGAATGATTAACGGACTCAAAGGGATTTGGGACGGTTTGAAACAAAGCGTTAGCGATCTGATTGATAATGTAAAAACGACATTTAACAATCTAAAAAATATAAACTTGCTAGATATTGGTAAAGCCATCATTGACGGATTTGTCAAAGGACTCAAACAAAAATGGGAAGATGGGATGAAGTTCATTAGCGGGATTGGAGATTGGATTCGGGAGCATAAAGGTCCAATCCGTGTCGACAGAAAACTTTTAACTCCCGCTGGTAATGCCATTATGAATGGTTTGAATTCTGGTTTAACTGGAGGTTTCCGTGATGTTCAATCCAATGTTTCAGGAATGGGTGACATGATTGCTAATGCAATTAATTCTGACTATTCTGTGGATATTGGGGCGAACGTTGCGGCAGCTAATCGCTCAATCAGTAGTCAAGTTTCTCATGATGTGAATCTTAACCAAGGAAAACAGCCGGCTTCATTTACTGTGAAGCTTGGTAACCAGAACTTTAAAGCCTTTGTGGATGATATCTCAAATGCACAAGGTCAAGCAATTAACTTAAATATGGGATTTTAGGAGGTAGAAATGTACAAGTTTAGAGATACGACAAAACAGAAGCATTATCGCAACCTTCCTTTTATTCCAACCAGTGCCATGAGTTATGATGGGACTTGGTTAGAGGAACTCATAGAAGGTTATCAGACATTGACTGTAGAGGGACGAGAAATGTATTCTCTCAGCTTTGAGTCACAAGAAATGCAAGTAGGAGGAGTGATAACCAATGTTAAATATCCTCCTCGAGAGTTGACGATAAAATATAAGCTTGAGGATAGGGACCCTCGAGCTTTACAAGAAAAGTTTGATACCTTAAAGGCATTCTTGATTCGTCAAGAAGATGTTCCCATTATTTTTAATGATGATCTGGAATATACGTTTTATGGTCGTTTCAAGACTGCAGACAATGTGGCTGGAGATACTAATTCAATCATTTCAAGTTTTACTGTCCTTTGTAGTGATCCATTTAAACACGGAAAAATTCAAATTGTAAAAAATAAAGTCATTGAAGTTTTGCCTTATCCAGTGAAACCGGATAAACTGTCATTCAAGTTACTGACAGATGGTTTACTTGCAACTGACGGAAATTATCGTTTGAAATCATCACAGGCTAAAAAAGGCGACCTATTGGAATTTGATTTTCAATCTGGCAATACTTTTATTAATGGAAAAGTAAATAACAACCTCTTAGACCTTGATTCTGATTTTAAAAATATCAGATTGACAACTGGAACAGATTTTTCAAGTTCAAACTATGAGTTAACGATTCAATATAGAAAGGCGGTGCTTTAGTGAGTAATATCTTATTTTTAGATAAGATGCAACAAGTCATCAAAAGTTATGATTCCGATGAATTCATAGAATGTGTTCAGACAAAAGAAATCACAACCAACGCTTCTGAACTGATGAATGACACACTTTCAGTTTCTCTACCTTTTGATGAAACAATTAAAGATGCCAGCTATATTGCTGTCAATGATACAAAAGAGCAAGAGTTTACTTTATATCGAATTTTAACCACAAAAGATGAAGATAATTCGCTTTCGTTTGAAGCGATAAATTTCGCCGTCGATGAACTGGATAATTTTATCATCAAAGATATAAGACCTAAAAATAGGTCTTTTTCTTATGTGATTAATCAGCTTTTATCTGATTCAGGTTGTGACTGGGTATTGGGTGTCTGTGAACCGACTAAAACAGTTTCCAGCACCTTCTACTATACTTCCATGCGTGAAGCTCTAAAAGCTCTACAAGAGTTAGGTGCAGAGTTTACCTTTTCAATTGAAATTACAGGAAATAAGATTACTAAAAAAATCGTTCACTGCTATAACCAAATTGGGAAAATAACCAATAAGCGATTTGAATATGGTGAGGAAGTTCTAAAAATTGTCCACCAACAAGACCGCACAAATATTGTCACTGCCCTAATTGGACGTGGGAAGGGTGAAGAAGTTGGTGACGGTTATGGGCGAAGAATTGAATTTTCAGATGTTGAATGGAAAAAGTCTAATGGTAAACCACTTGATAAACCTAAAGGTCAAAACTGGATTGAATATCCAGAAATGACGAAAGAATATGGCATTCCATCAAACGGAAAAATGTTACCACGTAAAACGGTTGTTGTTTTTGATGACGTGGAAGATGCAAGCGAGCTTTTGCAAAAGACTTATGACCAACTGGCTTATTACTGCCGGCCGCTCGTTCAGTTTAGTACTGAGATATTGGGGAGTGATTCAATTGGAAATACTGTTTCAATCCACAGAGGAGACCGAAATTATCACTACCAAACCAGAGTCTTTAAAGTTGTTACTGACCATGTTAATGGTCGAGTACAAGCCAGCCTTGGCGATAATTTAAGTGGAAACTCAATTAATCGACAACTGTCACAAGTTCAAAGCAATATCTCTGACCTTGATAACAACAAAATGACATTTTATGACTCCACAGAAATTGGAAAGTATCAATCTGATATCATTCGAGGTGCTAAGGGTGGGTCGATTATGATGATGAACCCCTCTGATTTAGGTAAAGGAGAAAGTAGAGAACCGTTTCAAATGGTTTGGATGAATGGTCCTAGCATTGAAGAATCTGATCATTTTCTTGTAGCTAACTCAGAAGGAATCGGTTTTATTGACGGAAACTTTAACCTTGATAATTTTAAAATGGCATGGACAATTGATGGCATTTTTAATGCAGATTTTATAAATGCAGGGACGCTTCAAGGGGTCAAGATTCGGTCAGTTCATAAAGACTTCATTATTGAACTTGACCAAGGGAAAATTCGTTTTATTAAAAGAAATGGGTCGTCCGAAAATGAGATGTTTGCTTTTGCGCCAACTTATACAGGCGGACAACTCCAAGGGATTAATGCAATTCAAAATCATGGTTATTCTTTCGCCTTGTCATCAAAGGGAAACAACGGAGCGCTTTTAAATGTTTTAGAAATTCCCAAAGACAGTACGGCTGAAAATCGCAAATTAAATCTTTACGGAGAAGTAAAAGTTGATGGTAACTTTTACGTTAATGGCGTTAAGATTGATAAAAATGGGGGAAGCTCTGGCGGCGGTGATAATGGATGGAATGGTCAATACCCACCAGAAGTCACAACTGACCGTGACAAACGCTACTGGCAAATTTGGGCAATGGCGATTGGAGCTGGTTTCTCTAAACAAGCGGCGGCCGCTTTACTCGGAAATGAACAAGGTGAATCTGATGCCAACCCAACGGCTGATGAGGGCGGTGGACGTCCTGGTTTCGGCTATGGAGTTTGGCAATGGACGGATAGTTCTGGCGCTAGTTCTGGACGTGTCTATATGATTAACCTCATGACACGAGCAGGAGTGACTGACAATCCTGACACAATCACAGCCCAATTCAAGCTCTTGATGTGGCATGCACAAAACGGCCAATGGATTGCGAAAAGTTCTTATCCTTATTCTTGGACTCAATTCATGACATTGACCAATATCAATACTGCAACGCAAGCTTTTGTAGCTAACTTTGAACGTCCCTTAAACGGACACCCTGAACGTAGTACTTGGGCCCAAGAATGGTATAACAAATTTGTTAATCTTGGAATCCCAAGCGGTAGCGGAGGTTATATTGCTCCAATTTCAAGACCTATTACCGTAACAAGTGAAATGGGTTGGAGAACTAGTCCAATCACTGGAGCGCAAGAATTTCACAATGCTATGGACTTGGTTAATGGTAATCCAACAACTCCAATCTTAGCTTCAAACGATGGTCAAGTGGTCCAAGCGGGAAGTAATTATTATAACTGGTATGGAAATTACACGGTCATCAAGCATGCGGATGGACTTTATACAGGGTACGCACATCAAAGCAGAATCGATGTTTCTGTGGGTCAAAATGTTAAAAAGGGACAACAAATTGGACTTATGGGAGCGACTGGTCCGGTCACTGGACCACATTTGCACTTCCAATTTATGGACCAATACTGGCCATCATCACACGCTCACTTTAAGAATCCAAGGGATTATATCAAATTTTAGAAAGGGTCTATTATGACAGAACATTTTATAACACTGTCCACCACAGAGCCTAATAACAATATTGGCATTGTTAAGCTAAGACATGCGGATGTCAATAGTCAAGCCATTGTTGCTCAAATTGTAGAGAACGGTCAGCCTAAAAATTTTGAGGGCTTACAACCGTTCTTTTGTTTAATGGCACAAGAAGTCACAGGTCAAGGGGTATCAGAAGAAAGTGTTGTCTCCTTTGATGCTAAAAATGGAACACTGAAATATGTTGCCAGTGATAATGCTTTGCAAATGGTGGGACGAAATGAAGCATATTTTAGCTTTAGAAAACAAGAAGGCGAGCGATGGATTGAGCAATTTTCCACTCGGACATTTCACTATATTGTTGAGAAATCCATTTATTCGCAACCCTTCAAAGACTCAAACTATTGGTGGACTTTCAAAGAGCTTTATCGAATCTTTAATAAGTATATTGAAGATGGTAAAAATAGCTGGGAACAGTTTGTGGAAGCAAACCGTGAAATCCTTGAATCAATTGATCCAGGAGGACGGTTACTTGCGGAAGTTTTAGACCTCAATAAAATTATTTATCGTAAAGTTCCAAGCGGATTTAATGTAGTAATTGAGCACGATTCAGAGTATCAACCGGATGTGAAAGTAACTTATTACAAAAATTCAATTGGAACCGAAGCGAATGGATTTGATACTGGTCCAGTATTTGGCGGAGAGCGAATTTATAACCTAGCTTCTTCATTAAGCTATATCAGAAATAAGATTAATGTTGAACTTCCGTCAGTTTATGCAATGGCCGGAGAAGTTGTAAATAATGGTAACGAACTGTTGTTAATCAACGGAACTGAGATTATGCGTTTTGTTATTGAGGGCGCAACAATCACCAAAGGCTATGTTGAAAAAGTGAAGCCACCAACTAATCTAATTGTTTCTGATGTCACTTCTACAAGTGCAAAAATTTCGTGGGAAAACGGGGGATAATATGGCAGATAAAAATTATTTACATACCGCCTATGCCAACAGCGCAGACGGTACTGACGGCTTCACGACTGTTTATCCGAATTTGAATTTGTTAGTTAACAGTTCAGCCAAAAACAAAGAAGGGTTTTTTAAAAATTTTGACAAAGTAGAAAATGGCTATGGGGAAGTAACAATGAAGGGAACTAATGCATGGGTTAATAAAGACCTAGGGGAGGGTTTCTCTATTCAGCCTATAAATTATAAACCCGGAGATAAATATACAATGAGTGTGGATGTTATGTTTACAAGTTGGAATGTTCCTGCTGGAACAACCATTAGTGCATTTTGGATGCGTCAGCGTTATACTGAAAACTCATGGAAGGAAATATGTACTATTGATTTACCTAAAGACCCTAGTAAAATGCTGAACCAATGGATAAGAATAACGCAAACTTCAACGATACCACCTTATGAAGACCCTTCTGTTGGTACTCAAGCAATCTTAAATGTTGGTTTTTTTGGTCAGCAGGAAGGTAGTTTCACGATTAGAGTTAGAAATCCAAAACAAGAGTTAGGTTCAATCGCTACTCCATACATGCCATCAGCTAGCGAAGTCACAACTGCTGACTGGCCAAAGTTTGTAGGAACTTACGTTGATACTAACCCGGTTTCTAGTACAGTCTCAAGCAAGTATGATTGGGACGAAATGAAGTATCGAGTTTATTTAGATGGTACACCCGTAGGTGGAAGTAAACTTCTGTCATTTGATTTGGAAAATCTAAAGGCGGGCACATCATACAACGTTCAGGTTAGTCAAATAAATGGCAATGTTGAAAGCGACAAGTCAGAAAGTGTTGCTTTTAAAACAACACTACCCAAATAATAGAAATAGGAGAATAAAATGGCTGAATTAACTAAAATTACTCGAGGTATGCAAAATGGTGCCGAAACAATCAATGATAATTTAAACAAACTGAACACCATTACTGTTCAGAAAACTGGGGATGAAACAATTGCAGGAAAGAAAACTTTCTCTGGTGACGTTAGTGTAGATGGTGATTTCACGATGAAAAAATTTGCGGATTCTTATGTCGCCTTTTTTGCAAATAAAGGTAGTGGAAATACAGTCACATTTACTGCACCTTGGGACTGTACTGCAGAAGTTGAACTCTTTTATCATGGCTGGGGATATAGTGGTGGAGAATGGGAAATCGGAATTACTACTCCCTCCGGATTAACTCAGATTTATGAAGCCACAGGATATACTAATGGTCACGATAACCAAGCTATATCCATGCCTACAAAGGCAATCTACTCCGGTCTCAAAAAAGGGCTACAATACACCTTTGATATACGTGATGCAAACGGAAGAGGCGGGGGCCCAAAACACCCAATGATGATTGTAAAACTTTATCGGAATTAGAAAGCAGGGGTTATGGAGGAACAAGCATGGCGAGAAGTGCTCGAACGATTAGCTCGAATTGAAACAAAGTTGGATAACTATGAAATGGTCCGGGATAAAGCAGAACGAGCGCTTTTAATAGCCCAATCAAACGCAAAACTTATAGAAAAAATGGAAGCCAATAATAAGTGGGCTTGGGGCTTTATGCTTACTCTTGCCGTAACTATTATTGGATATATCATTACTAAAATACTTTAAAAGGAGTTCCCAATGAGTTTAGATAATTTCAAAAAGCAAACTATTACATGGGATATGATTAACCAGGCATTTGAACAGCCCATTCAAATTATGGAGGGAGATGTCAATGCAAGAACGCTACTTCTTAAGATAACTGATAATGGTTCTGTACTTGACTTAACAGGTTATTCAGTAAAATTAACCTATCAATATATGTATAAATATCAATCAGGTTTTATTATGTTAACTCCTAATGATATATCCAAGGGAGAATTCACGCTTATAATTCCTACTGAGATGACAGTATCAGGATTAATAAAATCAAATTTAATACTTCTCAATGAAGATAAAGAGCAGGTTATCGTCAGTAAGAATCTTACATTTATATCAGATGATTCTACAGTTACAAGTTTAACTCAAGAAGTAAATAATAAGATTGATGATTTTACAAAATTATTATTGGAAAATATGCCACAGGTTATGCGTAGTGAGTTGAATGATTTACATGCTCAAACTGATTCAAACAAGAGCAATATTGAGCTTAAAGCAAATTTAGCTGATATGACGAGCTTACAAAGTGCAATGACAGACCTACAAAAAGAAGTAGAAGCGTTTGGTATTACTCCTGAAAATTTAGTCACTATAAAATCACTATTAGACGCAATCGCAAGTAACGCCAGTGAATCAGAAGTAGTTGAACTAATAAATTCAGTAAAGGTTTTAACAAGTAACATTTCTCTGATGAGTAACGGAGATTACTCCCCTAAAGCTAATCAAACGGATTTAGACAACTTACAAGATACCGTTGATAAACAAGGTATTGCGATTTCAGCAAAAGCCAATCAAACGGATTTAGACAACTTACAAGATACCGTTGATAAACAAGGTATTGCGATTTCAGCAAAAGCCAATCAAACGGATTTAGACAACTTACAAGATACCGTTGATAAACAAGGTATTGCGATTTCAGCAAAAGTCGAACAATCAGAGTTATTAAGTACAAATCAAAATGTCGCAACTGCTCAAGAAACAGCAAAACAAGCTGAAAGTGAAGCCAAAAATGCAATGGCAAAGGCTACCAAAGCACAAGCGAACAGTTTACCACTTAATGGCAATGCGGTAAGTGCAAGTAAACTGGAAACAGCTAGAAAACTCGGAGTAAATCTTCAATCTTCAGCATATCAAAACTTTGATGGTACTGCTGACACAACTAATATTGGACTTTCAGGGGTGCTACCTATTGCAAATGGAGGTACTGCAACAAGTGACGGAATCATAAACACAATCGCTTATGCCAACAGCGCAGACGGTACTGATAGATTCACGACTGTTTATCCTAACTTGAACTTGCTAGAGGGTACTAAAGATTTTAGCGGTCTTTGGGATTGGGCAGACACTTGGACAACCGACGGGACTTATGAAGGTCTAACTGTTAAGAAAGTAACTACACAATGGGGTGGTATTCATAAAACATTTACAGCACCAAAAGACGGTACTTATACTTTCTCAGCTTATGTTAAAAGTTCAGGAAGTAATGCAAATACAATTAGATTTACCTTGATTAACAGTTCAGAAAATCCCTCTTTAAAAAGGACATTCAGTAATGATTTTGATTGGTTTAGAGATAGCATTACCGTAACCTTAAAAGCTAATGACCAAGTATTAGCTAGATACGAAATGTCAGGTTCAGCCTCTGGTTCAGCTTTATGGACTGCTGGTCATAAGTGGGAAGAGGGTTCAATCGCAACTCCATACATGCCCTCAGCTAGTGAAGTCACAATAAATGATTATCCAAAGTATGTAGGGTTTAGTAATATCATTAAACCTAATAAGAAAAGTTCTGATTACAAATGGTTACCAATGGGATTAGTATCAATCGATAGTGCTACAGGCTCACTTAAGCCTGCGGTTATAGGTATAGATTGCGCTCAAGCACACCCAGTTGGTTCAGTAGTCACAAATAACTCAAATTTATCGTCTGGCTACACGACTGGCACATGGCAGAACATCGGTTCAGCAGTAATTGGTTCAACGACAATATATTATTGGCAACGCACTGCATAAAAATATAAAAAATAGGAGAGTAAAATGAATCAAATCAATTGGAAATTACGTTTAAAAAGCAAAGCTTTTTGGTTAGCTTTACTACCTGCTCTATTCTTGCTAATACAAGCTATAGGAGCGCCATTTGGCTATAAGTGGGACTTTGTTATTTTAAATCAACAACTTGCTGCAGTGGTTAATGCTGCTTTTGCGCTATTAGCAATTGTTGGAGTTGTTGCTGACCCAACGACCAGTGGTCTAGGAGATAGTGATAGAGTCTTAAATAAAGATAAATCAGAGGAAAACAAATGAAAAGATTAATCAAAAAATCTGCCATTGGAATGTTCGCTTTCTTTGTTGTTGCAGCAAGTGGACCTGTATTTGCGGCATCCGGTGACCAAGGTGTGGACTGGCCAAAATATAACGGAACTTACGGTAATTTTGGTTATGCTCATGATAAATTTGCTTTTAGCCAAATCGGAGGAACTTACGGTGGAACCTTTGTAGACCAAGCCACCTATAAAACGCAAGTAGCTTCAGCAATTGCTCAAGGTAAACGAGCGCACACTTACATTTGGTATCAAGTCGGAGGTTCGCAAGAAGTAGCAAAAGCAGCACTTGATCGTTACTTACCAAAAATTCAAACGCCTAAAAACTCTATTGTTGCTTTGGACTATGAAAGTGGAGCAAGTGGAGATAAACAAGCAAATACTGATGCGATTCTTTACGGAATGCGTCGAGTAAAAGCGGCTGGATATACTCCAATGTATTATTCTTACAAGCCTTACACTTTGGCCAATGTTAATTATAAGCAAATCATCAAAGAATTCCCTAACTCATTATGGATTGCGGCATATCCCAATTATGAAGTAACACCAGTTCCAAACTATAGCTTCTTCCCAAGTATGGACGGAATATCATTATTTCAGTTCACATCCACTTATATCGCTGGTGGACTGGATGGTAATGTTGATTTAACAGGAATCACAGATAATGGATACAGAAAACAGAAAGGCCAAGAAGTTAAACCCAATACTGCTACACCGGCCATTGAAAATGGTAAAGAAGCCAATGAAGTTAAAGGAAACGATGTAGAAGCTGGAATGACGGTTAAAGTAAACTTTGGCGCTAAGAATTATGCCACAGGAGAAACAATTCCTCAATGGGTAAAAGGTCAACCACATAAAATCATCCAGAAGAATGGAGATACTGTCTTGCTTGATGGTATTATGAGCTGGTTATCCGTTCATGATGTGGAAACTATTGATTCTACAAGCCAGCCAACGACACCCGCAAAAAGTTATGTTGTAAAACAAGGTGATACACTTAGTGGCATTGCTTCAAACTGGGGTACTAACTGGCAAGAATTAGCACGTCAGAACAGTTTATCTAACCCGAACATGATTTATGCAGGTCAGGTTATTAGCTTCACAGGCGGTCAATCTGGGGCTACAGCACGAGCTTACACTGTACAATCTGGCGATAATCTTTCATCAATTGCGATCCTTTTAGGAACAACAGTTCAAAGCTTAGTTTCAATGAATGGTATTTCAAACCCTAATTTGATTTACGCTGGTCAAACACTAAATTATTAAAATTAACCCCGCTTCGGCGGGTGTTTTTTTAAATATAATTTATTCAAATAACATTTTTTATTGACAAGTAGCAAAATATTTTGTTGTAATATCTTTATCAAATGACAACATCCTCGTATCCATTAAGGACAGACAAGCTCTGACGCGGGGATTTTTTTATATTTTATAAGGATATATTATATGAATGCTGAATCCATTTTAATAAATTCATTCCTTAGCGTCCCTCTCCTAACTGGGGCGCTTTTTTTGTGCTATAATATAGTCGGGATGTTTGTGAGATTTCATCCTATTCCTAGAGTCAAGCCATTCTTCGGAGCGGCTTTTTTTGTTTGTTGTAAATTTACAACAATACTATCAGAAACATAATGATATGTTGTAATTTTGTTGTATGAGCTTTTTATTTCTATGTTTTTTAGTCACTTTTAAAATAGGAAAAACGGCTATATTAAGCCGTTTTTATTTTATATTTATTCTATTATTGTTTATTATCGTT